AACTTGGTGCGCGATGGGGCTGTCCTGTTCGCTGTGCATATTCTATCGGGGGATGTCGATCGGCGTTGGCTCCCGCAAGGCGGAATATGTCGACGATGTCAGCGACATGAAGGCGGTGCTGCCGCGGGCACGCGTCTTCATGCGCTACCTCCCCGAGGAATTCCGCGCCGGCTGGGTCGAATGGCGCGATGCCCCACAGATGCGAATCAGCTTCCCTGAAACCGGCTCGGCGATAGGGGGTGAGGCGGGAGAGGATATCGGGCGCGGCGATCGGCGCGGGATCTATTTTCGCGACGAATATGCTCACTTCAAGAACGGCGAGCTCAGCGAAGCCTCGCTGTCGCAGACGACCGATTGCCCCATCGATATGTCCTCGGTGCGCGGCATGAACAATACATTCGCCCGCAAGCGTTGGGGCGGCAACATCAATGTATTTATCTTCGATTGGCATGACGACCCGCGAAAGGATCAAGCCTGGTACGAAAAGCAATGCGCCGAGCTTGATCCGGTTGTCGTCGCGCAGGAGATTGATCGGGACTATTCCGCGTCGGTCGAGGGGATCGTCATTCCCGGCGCCTGGGCGCGGGCATGCGTCAACGCCTGCGAAGTTCTCGGTCTCGAGCCGACCGGTGCAGATCTTGCCGCCCTAGACGTCGCCGATGAAGGCAAGGACAAAAACGCTTTCTGCGGGACGCACGGCGTCGAAATAAGGCATCTCGAGGAATGGAGTGGTCGCGGCGCCGATCTCTATCAAACCGCCCAGCGGACCGTTGATCTCTGCGACGAGCACGGCTATCGCGGCTTCCGTTATGACGAGGATGGCCTTGGCGCCGGGCTGCGCGGCGATATGCGGGTCATCAACGAGTTCCGGGTCTCGCGGAAGGCCCGCGCGCATCCCGCCGAGGGCTGGCGTGGATCTGAGGCAGTGGTCGATCCGGAGGGCGTGGTCGAGGGAACGCGCGGGATCGACGGGACCGATACCGGCCGCAAGAACAAGGATTTCTTCGCCAACCGCAAGGCGCAGGGCTGGTGGTCGCTGCGCCGGCGGGCGCAGAAGACCTATCGGTGGATCGTCGAGGGCGTAAAATGCAATCCAGACGAGATCCTGTCGATTTCATCGAAGGCGCCGAATTGCTGGAAAGCAGTGGCGGAATTGAGCCAATCGACCTATAAATTCAATGAGGCCGGCAAGATGATCATCAACAAAAAGCCGGATGGCCAGCCGTCGCCGAATCTGGCCGACTCAATCATGATGCGGTTTGCGCCAGGGGATTCAGGCTCGCTCGTGGTCGATCAAGACCTGTTGCAACGGGCGAGGATGATGCGGCCGGCGCGGAGGCATTGAGATTGACTTCCAAGCAGAGAAGCTGGAAATTCTGAATGTTTCACGTGAAACCTTGAAAATGGAGACGGAATCGTGAACCCCGGCGATTTGGTCGTATGCATTAACGTTGGCGAGTTCAATGATGGGTGTGTGCGCGGGGAACCGCGACCGGAGCTGGAACTTGGTCGCCTATACTCGATACGCGACGCGTTTGTTTGCCCTATGTTCGGTCATTGGGTTGTCCGGCTTCATGAGATACGGCGCGATTGCGTGTATGGAACGGATTGGCCCTTCGCCGCTGAGCGCTTCCGTCCCGTTCGTCCGACCTCCATCGAATGTTTCCGTGAGCTGCTCGAAACGGCTCCGAAAGAATTGGAGCCGGCGCCATAAATATCGGGAAGCGGTTCACAGTCGGGATCTGCCGGGACTGCGGCGAGCCGTTCGCCTTTCGCCGAGGCTTGCGAGGAGCGCCCCGAAAGCGGTGCGATCCATGCCTTGCCACTGAGAAGAAGGCCAGTGAGCACAACTGGTACATCTACAAGCGAAAGCCGCAACGTGCGGCGCTGCGGGCCATGCGGAAGCAGAAAACTTACTGGAAAAGAGAATGGGGGAGCGCGGAACCTTGAGCCGATAGTCTCGTCGCCCATAGACGGCTCGTGGCGGCAGGTTCCTTTTCGCTGTCCGGTGGCTCCCCGGCACCGTCATGGTGATCCCCGAGCGCGGGAATGATATGCTGATCTCGGCGCGGGCTCAAGCGCGGATTGACTTTTCAAGGTCAATGACCAACTGACAAAAGCTATGAAAACGCTTTGGTTCAAGGGTCATGACGTCGAGCCGATATTGTCTGGCGGAAAGACCGACACGCTTCGTACGCCCTCGCCGCGATTGCCTAGGGTCGGCGAGACCGTTATTTTCGCCGTTGGCCAGCGGGGCGCCTTTGCGAAAGTGATCATCCAGAAAAAGGAGCACGGCCAATACATCTCGCTCGGGCGCCGGCGGCAACTCGCCGAGCACTACGGCTGCGACATGCGCGCTCCGTTCATCCGTCTGGAATTCCGGGTTGTCGAAACTATGGCTGCATTTACTGGCTCACAACTCAAGCTGGCGATTTGACTTTCAAGTTCAAGATGCTTTACCTGCTTCAAGTTCGAGGGAATTTGAAGCATGGCGAACGGATGGGGCGGCGCTCGACCTAACTCTGGCCCGAAGAAGCGGGCCGATTCCGCGCCTGCGGCGGCGGCCGCCCTGCCAACAGCCAGCAAAGAGCCGCCGAAGACCGCCGCGCAGCCACGTCAGCCGATGTTCTCCGAGGATTCGGTCCGCGCCATCCTTGAGGCGTCGAGGGAGCTTGCGAATCGCGCGCGCAACCGCCCCCGCACGGAGCGATGGAATCCGTTCAAGATGGAGACGGATGAGCGTCTCCTGTTCCCTCCAGCCGCGATGCCGCCGAAAGAACAAAAGATCAGGATGGCGCAGGACTCGGCCTTGGTCTCGAACAACCAATTCGCCTCTCAGGCATGGCAGGCCGGCGGGATGCTTGGCCAAGCCGTTGCCGAGGGGCTTCTTTTCTTCGGCTATCCCTATCTGTCCGAATTGGCGCAGCGCCCTGAGTTCCGGCTATTCGGCGAGATCAGGGCGGAGGAAATGACGCGGAAGTGGAGGCGCTTCCGCGGCACCGACGACAAGAGCACCAAGAATTCGAAGCGGCCGAATCGCCGCAATCAAGACGACGCCGAAGCGGATCTGAGGCGCGGCGCGCTTGGCGAGCGTCCGCGCACCGACAAGAAGAACCGCGAGATCGAGGACAAGATCAAGGAGCTCAAGGATCTGGAGGACGATCTCCAGGTCCGCGATTGGTTCAAGACCTGCGCGGCGCAAGACGCCTATTTCGGGATCTCGCACCTTTTCATTGATCTAAATGGGGCCGATCTTGAAAACCGGCAAGATCCGGAATTGAAAACCAACATTGGGAACGGGCGCGATGTCGTCTCCAAGGATAAGCTCGTCAAGGGTTGCATCCGTGGCCTGCGCGCGATCGAGCCGATCTGGTGCTACCCGACGACATACAACGCCTCCAACCCGCTGATCCCGTCCTGGTATGATCCGCAGGTCTGGTACGTCATGGGATCCGAAATCCATAAGACGCGGCTGCTCTCCTTCATCGGGCGCCCGGTTCCGGACATCTTGAAACCGGCCTATGCCTTCGGCGGCCTTTCTATGACGCAGATGGCGCAGCCCTATGTCGACATCTGGCTGCGGACCCGCGAATCGGTGGGCGAGATCATTCACGCCTTTTCGGTGATGGTCCTGTCGACCAATATGCAGACTACGGTGATGCCCGGGGCAGGCGGCGGGGGCGGTGGGGATGTTCTCGGCCGGCTGGCGCTATTCAACATTCTCCGCGACAACCAGGGCGTCTTCGCCATCGACAAGACGAACGAGGATTTCAAGAATGTCGCGGCGCCGCTTGGCGGCCTCGACGATCTTCAGGCGCAATCTCAAGAGCACATGATGAGCGTGGGGCGGCTACCAGCGGTCAAATTCACCGGCATCCAGCCTAAGGGCCTCAACGCGACATCTGACGGAGAGATGCGCGCTTTTAACGACACGATCCACGGCGCGCAGGAGCACCTTTTCCGGCGCCATCTGCAGACCATTGACGACATCATGCAGATCCACCTTTGGGGCGAGCGCGATCCAGATATCACCTCCGAATTTCTTCCGCTGCAGGAACCGACACCGAAAGAACTCGAAGAGATCCGAAAGCTCCGCGCCGAGACGATTCAGATCTACACCGATGCTGGAATCCTTTGGCAGGAGGAAGCCCGCGAGCATCTCATCAACGATCCAGAATCGGGCTTCGACGGGCTTGATCCGAAGGACGTGCCGAACCTGCTCGAAGAGGAGGAAGAAGGGCTGGAGCCGGAAGGCGGCCGCCCGCAGCCGCAGGCCGCAAAGGGCGAACAGGAACAGGGCGGCGCGGATGATGCCCCGACCGAAGAAGAAGCCGCCCGCCAAGCGCGCATAATTGCCGGGGGGGAGTAGACATTCGGCGCGGGTGGGATTATTTTCCCCACGCGGTAGCAGCCCTGGACCGTCCTCGCTTGCGGTCAAAGGCGTGCACTAGGCTGTTCGTCAAGTCGCCGATGCGAGCCGCATTTGAACTTTGGGGAAACCGATGAGCGAAATGATCGAGCGCGTAACGAAGGCGATCGAGGCGGCGAAAATGGAATGGTCATCGGAGGACGCCAGCGCCGACCAATGGGACGCGCCGGCCGACTACCTGGCCTCTGCTGCGGTCAAAGCCATGCGCGAGCCCACCACGGCGATGATCACGGCCGGCGTAATAAACGCCCATCTCGGTCGGCTGTGTAGCTATCGCGCCATGATAGACGAGGCCCTGGCCGAAGCCGTGTCTGCCATCCCGGCGCAAGAGGAGCCGAAATGACAAACGGACAAAAACTATGGCTCGACTCTCACAAGCCCTACCGAGCGATCAGCAACACGCCCAGCGGCTTCCGCTGGACCAAAATGGGGATGCTGCACGCCGACGGAACTTTCGAGGCGACAATCCCCGGCAAGCGACCGGCCGTTCGTCAAGGCTCTTTCGAGGTCGGCCTCCTTGAAGAAATCTTCACGCCTGGCCGTTAGGCTTCACAACGCCGACGGCAAGGAAATCGCGCTCAAGGCGATTCGCCCAAATATCGGGATCGCAGCGGCCTATCGGCGAAAACTGTTGCTCCTCGTCAACGAGATGGCGACGTCCTACGCGCATTGGATCCGCGCGCAATATCGCCGGCAGCCGCCGGAGATGGCGCAGGATGCCTCGCCAGCGCGGGAGCTTGGCCAGGAGATCAAGAAGCTCGGCAAGCGTTGGGACCGGAGGATCAACGATCTCGCGCCTCAGCTTGCCCGCTGGTTCGCCAAGAGCGCCGGAAGCCGATCCGAGGCCGGGCTCAAGAAGATGCTGCGCGACGCCGGCTTTACCGTGAAATTCCAGATGACGGCGGCGATGCGCGATGTCATTGATGCGACGATTGCGGAGAACGTTGCGCTGATCAAATCGATCGGGAGCGAGTATCACAGCCAAGTCGAAGGACTCGTGATGCGGTCTGTCACCGCTGGCGGCGATCTCGAACAGCTCTCGAAGGATTTGAGGCATCGGTACGGCGTGACGCGGCGCCGGGCGGAACTGATCGCCCGAGATCAGAATCGGAAGGCTACGGCGTCTCTCCGGCGCGCGCGAGAGACAGAACTTGGAATCGAAGATGGAATCTGGCTTCATTCCCACGGCGGGAACGAGCCTCGGCCGACGCACGTCAAGCAAGACGGGAAAAGGTTCAACTTGAAAACAGGATGGTTTGACACAGACCCAAAGGTGAGAAAGCACATCTTGCCCGGTGAGTTGATCAATTGCAGGTGTACGTGGAAGCCTGTGATCAAAGGGTTTTCGTGATTGTGCCGCCTCCGCTTTCTCTGACAAACGCTCGCCTTCTTGCCGCCGTCGGCTCGCCATGTCCCTATTGCGGGGCAGAGATGGCGCACACCCGCCGCGGCAACACGCCGACCTTCGACCACCTGATCCCGCGGAAGCATCGGAAAGAGCGCGGTGTCACGGTTCCGAAAATCATTTGCTGCTTCGGTTGCAATACTGACAAAGGGCAGCTTTTGCTCGAAGAATGGCTTGTGATCGTGCGCGCCCGGGGCAACGGCGACGCCAAGCGGCTCGCTACGCTCGAGGCCTTTGTTTCGGGGCATCCGGAATTCGCAACCCCCGGGGCGGCAGAGGCGTTCATCCAATCCCGGATCAAAGCGCCGCAGATCGGCCTTCCCCGGCGCGGGATGCTTCACGCGCGTGGTTTCAACCCCACGAAGGAATTCCGTTGTGCGGTATGCCAGAGGAAATTCAAGACCATCCAAGGATTTGAGGTTCATCTCCTCGCCTTCAGACGGGAGGATTCGCACATCCTTATCGATGTTGTTGAAGTTCTGGCGGCGGGATGCGATACGGGTTAAATTGGCGATTCAGGGCCGCCACGAATAGGAGACACCCGATGGGTCTTGCCTCAGATCTACAGCGCAAGCGCCGCGCGCAGAAGGTCTTCCAGCAGAAAGCATTCCCCCCTCCCCGTGGGACTCCGCCGACGCAGGAGCAAACACGCTGGCTGCGCGACCACAAGAATTTCGTCCGGACGAGCCACCTCGGCCACCTCGCGAAATTCAGAGAGCAAGGAACGCTTCATATCGACGGGAGCTTCGTCCCTGTGTCGCCCGGCAGGCCTATCATGGACGGCGGTGGCGCCTTTGGCGTCGGGATCCCGTTCTCTCCCCGCAGGCGTCAAAGGTGACGATCTTGGCGCTTCGTGGTAAATCCTCGAAGCATGATCGGCGAGACCGTCTATAAAGAATTCCCCGGCATCCGGGGCATGCCCGTCGGCTGGACGTGGTTGAGGCCGGATAGCCTCGGCGTTTCCGAGGAAGAAGGCGAAGCCCTTCAGGCTGGCTCACTTCCTATTGACCGAGCCGTCGAGATCGGGGATTTGGTCAAGGCGGCCTCGCGGAATCTTCTCGAACTCTTTTCCCCCAGCCGAGGACTGCACTGATGCCCGGCGCGGCTCTCGCCCCGAACGCGGGCATTCCATTCGGCGCGGGGAAGCGTGCCCCGCGCGCGGCGCGCGCCGCTGATCGGTTGGCGGCGGGCGTGCTCTTCGTTACCCCGGACGGCGACGGTCTCTTCATCAAGCGCAAGGGGGCTGATCACGCCGGCAAATGGAGCATCCCGGCGGGCCATGTCGAAGATGGAGAAGATTTCGCTACTGCCGCGCGGCGCGAATCAGCCGAGGAAGTCGGCCGCGTCCCGAACGACATCAGGCCACTTCACCGCGGCAAGAGCGGTCGAATCGATTTCGCGACATTCCAGCACGACGTCAAAGATCGCTTCGACCCGAAGCTCAACGACGAAAGCGAAGAATATGTCTGGGCGCCGATCAAAGACCCGCCGCAGCCGCTGCATCCCGGTCTCGCCAAGGTACTCGCCGAGTTCTTTAAGGAAGAAGCGGAGGAGCCCGAACACGAGCACGCTGGCGCGGCGCGCGAGCTAGAGGGCGAATTCGAGCACGAGGCCGAGGCAAGCGATTCGCTCCCTGAGTGCTTGGCTGGCGATTCGCTCCTCGCCTTCGACAAGGAGTCCGTTCGCAGCTTCGACCAGGACGGCCGGATGAAGGTTGATGTCTCCAATATCTCGAAGGCGCAGATCCGGCCGTACAAGGGTTCAGAGATTCCAGGCTGGGAAGAGCTAGGGCTCGACAAAGACAAAATCTACAAGATGCTCTGCCCGCCCGAGGAGCTTGAAAAAGCAGCCGAGACCTTCAATGGCGTCCAGATCCTTCAGCAGCATGTTCCCGTCGACGCCGACGATCATAGGGCGTGGGACATTGTTGGCACGACCGGCAGCGAGGCGCGCTTCGAGGCGCCCTACCTCAAGAACAGCCTGTTCATTTGGGCTCAGAAGGGGATCGACTTTATCGAATCGGAGAAGCAACGCGAGCTCTCGTGCGGATATCATTACGATCCAGAAATCGTCAGCGGAAGTTTTGAAGGCGAAAAATATGACGGGATCATGAGAAATATCCGGGGCAATCATCTGGCATTGGTAGCGGAAGGGAGGGCCGGCTCTGATGTAATGGTCGCTGATAGCGTCGAGGAATTGCAGTGGCAGGCGATCGAAGAAGCGCTTCTGGAACTCGTTTAATGAACGAAGTCGATGTCCGCGAGATACGAAAGGCGCTCGGTCTCACCCAGATCGAATTTTCAAGACGATTCAAATTCCCTCTCGGCACGCTTCGTCATTGGGAGCAAGGTCATCGATCGCCGATAGGGTCGTCCCGCGTACTTTTGATGCTGATCGCGCGCATCCCAGATATCGTTCAAGATGCGCTGAATTCATCGCGCGCGGCATAATCATCTGGCTCACTATAAATCAGAGCAGAAATGGGGCATTCATTGTTCCCTTATGACGACACGTCGAAAAAATGGGCGAAGCCTCGGTGCGGAACTCCGCAAAAAGTTTTCAAGCCCTCGCGAAGCGCTCGCCGCTCTCGGCCTCGACCAGTCGTTGCTCGACATTCCCCGGAAGCTGGCATTCGACGGAGCCAACGCCATGAAGCCGACCATCCTCGAATATTTGGCTGTGACGCGCGCGGCGCGCGCCTTGAATCCGACGCTGGCGACGGACGTCAAGATCGAATACGGCCCGATCTTCAAGGGTCTGACGAGTCAGAATTTCAAGGCACGCAAGCCCACCATCGTCTCCGACGTGAAGCGCGCGCTCGATGGCAAGATCCGCAAGACGCTCGCCATGGATGCTCCGATGGAGCACCTCGCCCATCTCCTTACCGAGATGGAGAACGTCAAAGAGCCGAAATCGCTCGATGCCTCGGTTTCCGAAGAGCAGCACAAGGCGATGGAAGCGGCTGCGCACGGCAAGTCGAACCTCGGCATCCCGAAGGAAGTCGGCAAGGAATTCGTGGAGAAGGACACGGCCGGGAGCTTCGACCGCAAAACATTCGATGCTTGGATGAAGGGCAAAGGGGCGAGCGAAGATTCAATCACGCGCGTCCATGACATGATTCGTGACGAGCTCCCCGAAAATGCTCTCGACGAGTGGGAAGACGACGAAGACGAGACGCCCGCAGAGCGTGCCGAAGATGCGAGCGCCGAAGCCGAGGGCGAGACCGAGGAAGAAAAAGAAAAGCGCGAGCGCGAGAAGGCCGCCAAAGATCGCCGCACTGTCAAAGATCGCGAACGGGAAGCCGAAGATCGCCGGCGCGCCGCGAAAGACCGGAAGGGCGCCATGGACAAATTCATCACCGTTGACGCGGCCGAGACGATTGCGCGCAGCGCCGTCAACGCCGAGCGCAAGCGGCAAGTCGAAAATACCGAGGCGCGGAACTTCTGCCGTCGCTACGCCGGCGAACTTTCGATGGCCCTGGACAGCGCGGAAGACATCTATCGCGCTACGGCTAGGATCTGCGGCATCGAAGAGGCCGATCAGATCAAGGAGCCGATCGCTCTGCGCGCGCTCATCAAGGCATGCGCGCCAGCGGGCGCCCGCCCCGGCAATGGCGGCGGCTTGACGCACGACGAGGCCATTGCGGGCGTCGGCGACACACTCTCCCGCTTCCCCGGCATGGGCCGGATCGGCAACGCCTGAACGGCGAATTTGAGGTAAGATATCGGCGATGAGCCAGAGCGACTTCTACGTCTACCTTTACTTCCGTCTCGACGGCACGCCTTGCTATGTCGGGAAGGGAAAAGGTGCGCGTTGGCTTCATCGGGGGAAATGGGGCCGCAACAAGCATTTTCTGAATTTGTGCGCCCAAGCCAAGGCCATAGGCAAGGACTTGCCAGGCGTCAAGATCGCAGAAAACATCACCGATTCCGATGCTTTGGAATTGGAGAAGATTCTCATTTCTGCCATCGGGCGCGTGGCGAATGGCGGCCCATTGGTAAATCTGACTGACGGTGGAGACGGCGCCAGCGGTTATCGTTATACGGCCGCGCAGCGCGAGGCTCACGGAGCTAGGCGGCGCGGTCGAAAACACCATCCTGAGTGGCGCGCCGCGATCAGCGCGGCCATGAAAGGCCGCAAACTGAGCTCCGAACATCGGGCGGCTCTCTCGGCCTCTAAGCGCGGTCTGAAGATAGAATTCGGCTGGTGGTCTACGGAAGAAGGCCGCGCGAAGCAGCGCGCCAACAATCACGGTCGCGGGCATAAGATCCACTCGGAAGAGACCAAAGCAAAAATCAGGCTCGCCCGCTCAGGGCAGACAAATTTTGGCGGTCAATTCCAAAAAGGCAATCAGCCGAGCCCTGAGATCCGCGCCAAATTGAGTGCCGCAGTTACGGCTTCATGGGCACGGCGCGATGCCGCTCGCCTTTCCCAAGAAGGAGCACTCTGATGCCATCCGGCTACCAGACACAAATTTTTAATCAGCCTGCACAGGGCGTTGCTGGCGACCGCGCTTCGCAGAACCCGATGGCGACATTCGATGCCGGTCCAGGCGGTCTCGTCGCCGATGTCGGCGGTGTCACGGTTGGCAATTTCGCGTGGGTGATCCCCCCGACCGATCCGAACGGCACCGGCCAGATCGCGACGCAGGCCAACGGCGGCGGCAATGTGGCCGGCCTCCTCTACAACGACACTCAGGCGCTCAACACCGTCTTCCTGTCGGATGGCTCCATGGTCATCCCACAAGGCCTGCCGGTTTCGCTCGCAACGCAGGGCGATTTCTGGGTCCTAAACGGGGGGACGACCTTCGCCGAAGTCGGCATGAAGGCCTATGCGGGCTTTGGCACCGGCGTGCCGAGCTTCGCCGCAACTGGCTCCCCGACGACCGCAGCTGTCGCCACCGGATCGACCATCGCGGCGGAGACGTTCTCTGTCACCGGGTCGATCAATGGCGTCATTCTTACGGTCAGCGCAGTCGGCTCCGGTACGGTCTATCCCGGCGCGACGATCTCGGGCACGGGGATCGCGACGGGAACCAAAATCGCCTCCCAGCTTTCCGGCACGGCCGGCGGGGCCGGGACATATCTCCTCAACATCGATCAGGGAACCGTGGCTTCGACGACCGTCTCCGGCACCTACGGGTTGCTGACGGTCGGCACGCTGACCAGCACGCCGGTCTTTGCCGTCGGCCAGACGCTTGTCGTCAGCGGCGCGGTCGTTGCCGGCACCCAAGTCACGCATCTGATCAGCGGCAGCGGCGGGACTGGCTCGACGTTTGTCGTCAACAACAACACGGTGGTCTCGTCGCAATCGATTTCGTCCGTCGGCAACGTCGAAACGAAGTGGGTGGCGGCTTCCTCGGGCGCGCCCGGCGCGCTGATCAAGATCACGAGCTGGGTCGGCACCCAGGGCTAAGATTGACAGGCGGCTTTATGGCCGCCGCGTCACACGAAGGAGAGAGAGATGCCAGAGGGACTCAGCTTCAGGTCGGTCGATGAAGCTCGCGCTGCCTTCCGTCAGGATCGCGAGATGCTCGCCGCCAAAGGCGTCATCCTTCCGGGGACAATGCAGCGCTATCTCACCGAGCATGAGAAGCAAAGCGGCGTCCTCGCCTTCGACGGCGCGCTCGGCTTCGATGCCGTCACCGGCTATCAGAGCGGCATGAGCGGGCTTCCCGGCCCCCTCTCGACCGATCCGAACGCCGCCCTACCGTGGATGCTGACCTCGGCGATCGATCCGGAGATCATCCGCGTCATCTTCTCGCCGCTGGAATTCGCTGAAATCCTTGGCGAACGCAAAGCCGGCGTGTGGACGGAGCAGACGCGCTTCTTCCCGATTGTTGAGGGCACCGGCGAAGTCTCGTCCTATGACGACTACAACAACAACGGCCGCGCCGGGGCGAACTTCAACTATCCGCAGCTCCAGAGCTATCTTTACCAGACCATCATCCAATACGGCGAACTTCAGATCGACCGCGCCGGCTTGGCGAAGATCAATTGGGTTTCGGAGCTTGGCCTCGCTGCGGCGGATCTGCTCAACCGCTTCCAGAACCTTTCCTATGCCTTCGGCGTCCAAGGCCTGCAGAATTACGGGCTGCTCAACAGCCCCTACATCTCGGCGGCGCTGACGCCGGCGCAGAAAGCTTGGGGCGGGACATCGTGGTTTGACAACGGCTCCCCGGCCGCGACGGCGAATGAGGTCTACAACGACATCATTGCGATGGTGAATCAGCTCGTCGCGCAGACCAACGGCGCGCTCGATATCAACTCTCCGATGACGCTCGTCATGTCGCCGCAGAGCCAGATCGCGATGACCTTCGCCAACAGCTTCGGCGCTTTCGTCAAGGCATTCTTGAAGGAAGGCTACCCGAACCTGAAGGTCAAGACGGCGCCGCAGTACGGCGCCCAGACGACCAATAACCCGCAGGGCTACTCGACGGCGGGCAACTACGTTCAGCTCATCGCCGACCAGATCCAGCGCCAGACCGTCGCCTATTGCGCCTATAATGAGAAGCTCCGCATGCACAAGATCGTGCCGGAACTCTCGTCCTGGAAGCAGAAGCAGACGAGCGGAACGTGGGGCGCTGTTATTCGCAGCCCCGTCGCGATCGCGAGCATGCTCGGCGTCTGATCTAGGGCGTTGCGCCGTCGCACGCTTAAATGACGCTGGGTGCGGTGGTCGCCGCCGATTGATTTACTTTAACCCTTGGAGAAAAACGATGCTGCCTCGCAAGCCTTCCAGATCGACTTCGGCCGATGAGCTTGAGACCGACGCCGCCGCTGCGGAAGAAAAGGCGGCGCCTGTCGTTCAGCGCCGACCTGTCTCGCAGAAGAGCGGGCGCACCGTGACTGTGGCCTGCAAGATCCCCCCTGGCTTGGTCCTCCAGCTTCAGCGGCCGTTGGAGAAATACGAGGACACCCGCGAAGGCCCGCAACCGCGGACGTATTGGGTGAAATATGGCCCGATCCACGTCGTCAAGGGGCCGGCTTATCCATGCGGCACCGTCCCGAAGGGCTTTCCCAAGCCGCCGATCATCGAAGGCGGCTATGCGCTGACGCCCGGCATCCCGGCTGACTTTTGGGAGCAATGGGCGGAGCAGAACAAGAATGCCGACTTCTTCCATCCGGCCAACGGCGCCGATCACGGAGCGATCTTCGCCTATCCCGATATGGAAGACGTTGTTGCGGCAGCCGCCGAGCAGGAAGGATGCCTTACCGGTCTCGAGCCCCTTTCGACCGACGAGGACTCGCAAGGGCGTTTGACGGATCGTCGGCTCCCGCGGCCGGCGAACATGGCGCTCACCAAGATCAGCCCCGATACTGATCGGATGAATCAGCGCGGGTGAAGGCAACGCATCGGTGACCGAGAGCAACCCACCAGTCGTTTTCAGCGATGAGACCTGGGTGGGGACATACCCGGAGTTTTCTCCGCTGACGCCTCAGCAGGGGCAGGCTTATTTCAATCGGTCGTGCCTTCAATTCGCCAACTCCCGCGACAACCCGGCATTTTCTCCATGCGGCAACGAGTTGATGGAGAACCTTTTCTATCTGCTGACATCGCATATCGCGTGGCTCTATTGCCCGAAGGACGCCAACGGCAACCCCTCGGCGACCGGCACGCTCAACCGCCTCGTCGGCCGTGTGTCCGGCGCGACCGAAGGTTCGGTCAATGTGCAGCTCGCCTATGAGAACAGCGGTTCGCCGAACGAAGCCTATTATGCGCAGACGCCGTATGGGCTAGAGTTCTGGAATGCGACGGCCAATTTCCGCACCGCGCGCTATCTCGCCCGGCCTACGGTCGTCATCAATGGCGTGTTCCCAGGCGTGTGGAATCGCGGTGGGTTCTATCGCCGGTAAGAAATCTGTGGAAAACTTTTGCCAATCCACAGGAATTTTGATGAGGAGAAAAGGTCATGGACATCGATGAAATCGGGCGCCGTCTGACGGCGTTGGAAGAGAGGGTGGTTCGCTTGGAGGGGTGGCAAACGGTCGGACCCGTAGCCCTTGTCGGCACTCATCCAGCGATCGATCGCAGGAACGCAGCGCGCCAGCAAATCTACGACAAGGATTTCGACGGCGCGGCTTCGACCCTCAATCTACCGATCGCCAAAGGCGAAAGCGCGGAGAGCCATCAGCGTCGGCTGCACGCCGAAGTCTACGGCGCCAAGGCTGCCGATGCCGAGCGTCCGCGGGCAAAGGGTGACGACAAGACGAAGCCAGAGGCAGATCGAGGCGATCCCGATACCAGGCGCGAACCCTCACCGCGCGAAGGTCTCGTTCCCGGAAGTGCCGACCCCATGGTGGAGAGACCGCAAGCCATCGGCTCCGAAACCGTCCATGAGGAACGCATGCGGACGAGCGTCATTGATCAGCTGCCGGCAGCGCAGCCCCTCTATCCAGCAGCCCCTGTCGTCGAAGCCAAAGTATGACGGCTTGATGATTCTGATCGGCGGTTCTTTGGAGCCGCCGATTTTGCTTGAGGCGAGAGATGGCGACCATCAGCGGCGGCGAGCGCCTGGAAGCGGCTCTGCGGAAATTGTCCGATAAGGTCTCCACTCCAGGAACGTTGCGAGTCGGATTTCTGGAAGGGGCTCGTTATCCAAACGGAACTCCGGTTGCCATGGTCGCTGCGATTCAGGAATACGGCGCGCCGAGCAGGAAAATTCCGCCGCGGCCGTTCTTCCGCAACATGATCGCGGACAAGAGCCCGGAATGGCCTAGCGCCATCGGAGCGAATCTGGTCGCGACCAATTATGACACCGGCCGAACGCTCGACCTCGCCGGCGCGGCGATAGCGGGGCAGTTGCGCGAGTCGATCATAAAGATGAACTCGCCGCCATTAAGCCCCGTCACCCTGATGCTGCGAATGATGAAGAAGAACGATCCCGATCTGGTCGTCACCGGGAGGACGGTCGGCGAGGCCGCGCGCCGCGTCGCGGCGGGCGAAACCGCCTCTGGCGTCTCGACGAAGGTTTTGGTCGATACAGGTTTCATGTTAGACAGGATCGATTTCGAAGTTAAGAGTTCTTGAAGGAGGACGAGATGAAAAAGCTACTGAGCAGGTTCGGGTTGATCCTGGGTTTGGGGTTGCTGATCTCCGCGCTACCGGCTTTTGCGGCGCCATCGACCGTCAACGATCAGATTCCTGCACCGGTCCCTTCCGCCTCGAACACCACCTTGGGTTCGGAGGTCCTTCTCCAGAGCTATTCGGTGGGCGGCGGCACTCTCTATCAGAGTTGTTTCCGGGGTTCCGGCGGTCAGGGCGCGGGCGGCAACGGCGGCATTCCTCTGGATTGTTCCGGCCTCGCCTTCGTCCCGACGAACCTTTCCGGTTCCTTCACCCGTTACATTTCGTTGGCCGATGCTCGGGAAGACAGCGGGCTTCCGCCGACATCGGCAACCGGCTCTACGACGGCTTTCGGCGTTGCTAGGACGGCTGGCGCATCTTACTCTCTCGTCGGTGCCGCTACCTCGGCCAGCGCGGTCACGACCAAGGCGATGTGGGAAACCAATGTCGCGTCGACTTACCAAAGCGGAACGGCGATCCCGATTGTGGTCAACGGAAATTATACCGGAAGCGGCACCGTTACGGCGGCGTCGACCACTTTTTCTGTCGCAGCTTATACAGAGGTGGGCGGCGTCGAGACGGCGATCTCGGGGGTGACCGCAGCGCAGCAATTCACCGGCACGCCGGCCAATTACACCTTCAACATTCCGTCGACCGCAGGACTCGTCCCCGGCCAGCATATCGCCATCGAAGTCACAATGCTGGTCACGACCTCGGCCAATGCAGCGACCGGGCAGATCAACGCCATCGGCGTCACAGACTAAGCCTTTGATGGCTCCAGCGGCGCGGCGCGCGCGGGAGGCGGCGATTGAATCTTCATCAGATCGCCTCCCAGATTGTCGGGGCAATAAATCCGAATCAGGTCGTCGCGGTTCGCAGCAGCATCGGGCCGCTGATCTTGGCAGATGGAAAAGAGGTTCCGAAATACGCGACGCCTGGGGCGATCACGGCGAGCATCGGCGGGACTTTCACCGCCTCGGTTCCAGATCCGACCAATCCGACCACTCTCGTCGTTTCCGCCGTTCTGACCGGCTCTCTTCAGCCCGGCGATGCCGTCTCTGGAACCGACGGCACGAACGCGCTCCCGGCGGGCGCGACGATCATCAAGCAGCTCAGCGGGACGCCCGGCGCGGCCGGTAGCTATCAGCTCAGCGCCGGGCCGACGACTGGCGCCCTTGAGGCTTGCGAGGTCACCTCAGCCAGTACGGTGCTCAATGTCTCGGCCGTGGCCAGCGGTGTCCTTCAGCCGGCTCAGGCGCTCTCCGATACGACTTCGGCTTTGACCTCCGGCACGATGATCACGTCGCAAATCTCAGGGCTACCCGGCGGCGCTGGGCTCTATCAATTGAGCGATCAACAAACCGTCGCCAGCGAATCGATGCAGACGTCGATGTCTATCGTCGCGCAGGTCCAAGCGCTGACCGGCGGAGATCTCCGCCACATGGATGCCCTTAACCTTCAAGGCTCGCACCGGTCGCTCTATTTCAGCGCCAATGTCCGCGGCGCGGTGCGTGTCTCATTGCGCGGCGGCGATCTCGTCACGATGCCGGATGGTTCAACTTGGTTGGTGACGCAAGTCGCAGAGCCGTTCTACCACACGGCCGGTTGGCAAAAGGTGATCGTTACTTTGCAGGCAGGGAGCTGAGATATGTTCAAGACCAAGTTCAAATTTGCGGCCGCGCTGATCGCGGCGCTTGCGCCAGCCATTGCGCTCGCTCAAGGGACGGTTCCGGGGCAATACATGGTCCCGCTCGGCTATTGCCGGCTTACGGCTACAACGCTCGAATCGGCGACGCCGCTTTCCTCGTGCAGCGGAGGAATCCCCGCGGGCGCCAGCATGGCGGCTATTCAAGCCGAGACGGCCGCTGTCCGCTATCGGGACGACGGCACGGCGCCGACGGCCTCGGTCGGGATGGAGATCGTCAGCGGCGCGAATCCTATGCTCTACACCGGGACGCTATCCGAGCTTCAATTCATCGCCGCGAGTGGATCGCCTCTCCTCGATGTAGTTTTCTACCGGCAGTGAAATGGCCTCGATCTCGCCGACTCAATCGAACGCGCAAGCCGCTCTCCGGGCATTCATCCTCGGTATCCTGCCAGCTTTGCCCGGCGGCGGAGGCCCAGCCGTTTTCTCCGGCTCGATCGAGGGCTCAGCCCTCACGGTGACCGAGGTCATGCTCGGGGCGATCCTAGCGGGCGCGCCGGTGCTCGGCGCCGCGCCGGGAACGCTCATTGTCGAGCAGACCGAGGGACCCGCAGGCGGGATCGGCACCTACACGGTATCCATTTCTCAGATCATCGGCTCGCCCCCGAGCGGGGCAAATATGGCGACGGGCATCACCGTGATCGCCGGCCAGCAGAACCGCGCCGCAGAGCCGGTCAATCCATGGTTCGTCGTCATGACGCCGATCTCATTCTACCGGCTCTCTACCAACGTCGACGAGGCTCAGGACTGCAAGTTCGTCGCCTCAATCACCGATACCGAGATGACGGTGACCGAACTCGATGACGGCGCTCTCGCCGTTGGAAACCAAATCTTCGGGCCTGGCGTCGCGGCGGGCACCCGCGTGGCGGCCTTCGACAGCGGAAGCGGCGGAATCGGAACCTATGATGTCGCCCCGCCTCAGACCGTCGCCAGCGAGATCATGTCGGCCGGCACGAAGACGATGACGCAGAATGTCCAGGTCACCATTCAGTGCGATTTCCACTCCCCCGACTTCATCGCTGGCGATCTCGCACAGACCGTCAGCACGGCGCTCCGTGACGAGTTCGGTGTCAATTTCTTCGCTGGCCTTGCCGCGCCCCTCAACGGCGTCGTTCCGCTTTATGCCGATGATCCGAAGCAGATGCCATTTGTGAACGCGGAAAATGCTTATGAATGGCGGTGGGTCTTGGACGTCGAACTCCAGGCCAAGCAGGTGGTCACGGTCCCGCAGCTTTATGCCGATTCCGTCATCCCGACTCTCTTTTCCGTCGAAGCAGAGTTTCCGCCTTCCTGAAGGGGACAGCGCGACAGGCATAATTGTGGAATCCGGCGCGCCGTGTTAATCCTTAGCGGCGCAGAAGCGCGAGGAGGGCCTGACGTTGACGACAATTCCGGCCAGCACAATCGTAAACGTCGTTCCGAGCGTCATCGGAGCTGGCGGGACCGGCCTCAACGGCACCGGCCTGATGTTGTCCTACAACTCGCGCATCCCCAGCGGGACCATACTCAGCTTTCAAGATGATCTAGCCGTCGAAGATTATTTCGGCGTCGGTTCCTTCGAAGCTGCGGAAGCCGCCGACTATTTCGCTGGGTTCAACGGTGCAACGATATCGCCCAGCACATTGATGATGGCGCGGTTCAATCAGATCGGCATTCCCGCTTTCCTCCGCGGCGGTGACATCGCAGGGCTGACCCTCGCGCAGCTTCAATCGATCTCCGGATCTCTCGACATTCTCATCGATGGGGTTGCGCACAATGCGGCCTCGATCAATCTCAGCGCCGCGACGAGCTTCTCAAATGCAGCGGCGACCATTGCAACCGCGCTCAACGGTTCGCTCGCCAATCTCTTCACCGGAACCGGCGCCATCGCGGCGGAAACCGCGGATTTCACTGCATCGATCGCCGGCCTCACCATGACGGTTACGGCCGTTGCCTCCGGTAAAATTGTCGAGGGCGGCGCCCTCGCTGGAAGCGGCGTGACTTCGGGAACGCTCGTCGGCGCGCAGCTCAGCGGCACGCCCGGCGGAATCGGAATCTATGCTGTCTCGATCTCTCAGATCGTGGCTTCCGAGGCCCTCACGGAGACCTATGGCGAGCTTACCGTCACAGCGGTCTCTAGCGGCGCCCTCGCCGTTGGCCAGACGCTCGGCGGGGCAACCGTCGAGGCGGGAACCATCATCACAGCCCTCGGGACAGGGACGGGTGGGGATGGCACATATTTCGTCAATCTGACGCAGACCATCGCCAGCGAAGCGATCACGTCGACGGGCACGGCGGCAACGGTCGCCTTCGATTCTGTCAGCGGCGCCTTCGTCATCACGTCGGGCATCGTCGGTGCGGCGTCGACGATGGCTTATGCCACCGGCACTGCGGCCGCGGCTTTGATGCTGACCTCGGCGACGGGCGCTGTCATTTCGCAGGGCGCGGAGGCTCAGTCGCCCTCGGCCTTCATGTCCGCGTTGATCATCCAGAATTCGTCCTGGGTCAATTTCATGACCCTTATGGATCCGGACCACGGAAGCGGGAACGCCATCAAGCAGGAATTCGCAGCTTGGAAAGATACCGCGCTCGGCGGGAATCGGTTCGGTTATTTCTGCTGGGATCCAGACGATTCGCCGGCGACGCAATCCGATGCAGCGACGAGCCTTGGCCAAATTCTCAAAGCGAACGGCGATTCCGGCACGCTTCTCATCTGGGAAGGGGGCCAAACGGAGGATAGCGGTCTCGGGGCTTTCGCTCTCGGCTGGGCGGCGTCGGTCAATTACGCTCAGACCAACGGCCGCGCGACGCTCGACTTCCGCGCGCAGGCCGGGATCGTCGCCAACGTAACCGATCCGCTGACCTCGGGAAATCTCGATTCCAACGGCTACAATTATTACGCCGCCATAGGCGCCGGGAACGCAAATTTCATCTGGTTTCAAACCGGCCAGATCACCGGCGAATATGCGTGGGCCGACAGTTACCAGACACAGATTTGGCTCAACAGTTTTTTCACCGTCCAGCTTCTGACGCTGTTCCAGAACGTGCTCCGAGTGCCGTTCTCCTCTGCGGGCATCACGCTCATCGAAGAGACCTGCCAGACAGTCATTCAGCAAGGGCTCGCCTTCGGCGCCTTCGGCCCCGACACGCTGACGCCCGGCCAAATCGCCGAGATCAACAATCAAGCCGGCGCGAACGTCGCCTCAGTGCTTCAAAGCCAGGGCTATTACCTTCAGGTCCTATTGCCGGAGCAGGAAATCCAGGCCGCGCGCGGCCCATGGCCGATAACATTTTGGTACATTGACCAAGGGGCAGTCCAGAAGATCGACATGTCGTCGATCGCGGTGCAATGACGGAATCCGAACGATGTCTCTGACCGGCGCCAACTCAGCCATTGCGATCACGCAAGCCGTTCTGTTCCCGACCGCTCAGAGCCTTCAAGGTTTCGCGGCGGATGACGTCACCGACATGGATCCTGTCGAGATCGTCGAATATCTGATGGGCGTAGATGGCGTTCTTTCGGCTGGCTTCACTTGGAAGCCGCGCCTGCAGAAGATAAGGTTGCAGGCAGATTCGGCATCGAATCTCGTCTTCGACACGATCAACAATCAGTCGCAGGCCGTCCAGGACGTCTATGCGCTCTCCGCGACGATCTTGCTCCCCGCGATCGGCCTGAAGTTCACCTGCTCGAACGGATTTCTGCGGAACTACAAGCCTATGCCGGCGGTCAAGCGCCTCATCCAGCCGCGCGATTACGAGATCGTTTGGAACTCGGTCATCCCGGCGCTGACCGGCTGATGGTCGGATCGTCCCAAGGATCGCCGTGCCGCTGGTGCGGGGAAGAGCACGGACCTCTTTGTCCGTGGATCAAGGCCTTGGAGTTCGATGCCGGGGGCAATATCATCCGGGCTGAATTCGTCACAGCGGCCGATTTTCCCCGCGCGGCGCCAGATGGTGATAAATCTTCCGACGTGCCGAATTACGAAACCTTCAAACCGACGGGAGTTCGCAGGTGAGAAGCAGCGAGATCGTCGTCGTGCCGCCTTGGGGCAAGCGCGATGCCGGGAAGCATTTTATGATCACGGAATGGCCGGCGGCGCGGGCGGAGAAATGGGCTGTGGCGGCGCTGTTGGCTTTCAACCGCGGCGGTGGTCGGTTCCCGATCGAGATGACCGCGGGGATGGGAATGCGCGGCATCGTGGTCCTCGGCCTCGAGACCTTCCTCCGTGGCCAGATGAAGCCCGAGGAAGTTCAGCCGATCCTCGACGATTTGCTGGATTGCGTTAAGATCGTTCGTGACAAGACGGCGCGAGACAAGGCCACGGGGAAGCCTGTGGCGACCGATATCGTCAGCGACGACGACATCCAAGAGGTCCAGACCAGAATGTGGTTGCGCTCGGAGGTCTTGCGCGTTCATACGGGTTTTTCGGTCGGCGACGCTCTCTCCAGCTTGATCAATTTGATTTTGACGGAGCAGCGGGCCTCGCCGGATACGAAAACGTCTCCGATCTGATCGCGATCCTGTTGTCGGCTGATCGGCCCAGGGTAACGCTGCGCGAGCTCCAGACAGTTTACGGGCTGGAGGATGCCTATGACCTCCTTGAGATAAGGCTCGTCAACGCGCACAATGAGCGCGTCATCGCCGAGCGCGAACGCCGCGATCGGGAAAGGAATCGCTGATGGCTGGTGCGGTCATAGACAGTATGGTGCTCGAGCTCGGCTTGGATGCTTCGAAGTTTTCCGAAGGCCAGCAAGAAGCGATCACGAAGCTCCGTGACTTCGAGACCCAAGCCCGTCGCTCTGGCGGTGTGATCGAAGATCAGGGGAAGCGCGTCCTTGACACATTTCAAGCGTTCCGTCGCGAGGCGCTCGTTGGCCTCGGCGTCTTTTTCGGTGGCAAGGAAACGTTCGACGCGATCAATCATATTATGACGATGGATGCTGCGACAGGACGTCTGGCGCGGACGATGGACGTGAGCACCCAGGATCTTTCCGCTTGGAAGGGCGCGGTTACGGCGACCGGAGGATCAGCGGAATCGGCGAATGCTGCCATCTCTGGATTGAGCGATGCGCTCGGGCAATTTGATCTTACCAAACGACCCCAGGAATGGATGATGTGGGCGCGACGCGCTGGCGTGAACGTGTTCGATCAAAGCGGTCACGTCAAAGACAGCATAGAGCTTTTGAAAGAACTGGGGGACGCCGTTCAAGGCATGAAGGGGCGCGAGGCAACGGCGTTGCTGGAGAAAATCCCCGGCATGAATCGGGACATGATCAACTTCTTGATAACGAACCGTCAATGGCGCGAAGAAACTCTTGCCAGTTTTCGGGCTATGGCTCCGACCCAAGCCGAGCAGGATGCCGCCCAAGCATATACAGCAGAATTAGCCGAACTTGACGCGTCTGCCACGAATCTCAGCCGAACGCTGGTTTATACTCTCGGCCCCGCGCTGACTAAGATCATGGATATGATGACTCATTTCTTGCGGAGTTTCACGCTCACACCCCCTGAGGCCGCAAATCTCGACGAGAAGTTTAAGAATGATCTCGGGGCGAAGCTTGGAAGCTCTGGTTCGTTTTGGCGATGGGCGGCGAAAACTTTCCCCAATAATAATGCTTTCCCCCTTAGGATGGCTGCCGAAGCCGATGCCGAGGCGAGCGAAGGAAGCGGCGCCGGGGCGACGCGTGGAGACCGCAACAACAACCCGGGGAACATCGTCTACGGACCATGGGCGGCCGCGCACGGGGCAAGCGGTAGCGACGGGCACTTCGCCATCTTCCCTACGCTGGAAGTCGGCCAAAGCGCAATGGATGCCCTTCTGGCTTCTGGGTCGTATTCCGGGTTGACGCTCTCTCAGTTGCAACAGAAATGGGTAGGTAACGCCGATCCTAATTATCTCGGTGGCCTAGAATCAGCGACGGGCCTCGCCGGCGGCGACGTTCCTAATCTTTCCGATCCATCGGTTCGGTCCGCAATAGAGCGCGGAATATCGCGAGGCGAAGGAACGCATATCGTGAGCGCTGCTGCTTTGGCTTCCGGGGTATCCCGGTCTATGCCGGCGGCGGCCGCCCCCGGGAGCACGGGTAATCCAGTCACCGTCACCGTTGGAAATGTCTACGTCAACGCCCCGCAGGCGAAGGATTCGCCGAGCGCTGCGGCGGAGGTCGGGCCGGCCCTTCAGAGAAGCATCAAAGCCTCTGCCGCCAATTACAGCCAGCAATAGGGGAGAGGCATGTCTTTCGTCGATCTGCTGACCTCCGACGCCGAAGACCTCGGGCTTGATTCCCTCTCACCCGGATCGGGATGGGGGATTTATCTCAACGGCTCGCCGGTGCTTCAGCCCGCGTCGCCTTCGAACTCCTCTCCGCTGCTCTCGATCGCTTCGTCTTTGGCGTCTTTGATCGGAGTCCCCAATCTCGTTCCCGCAACAGCCTCGACCATCGATTTCGAATACGGCCAGGACTGGCCTATTTCGAACTATCCGCAGGAACAGGGCGCCTTTCAATCCTACAACAAGGTGACGCTACCTTTCGACGTCAAGGTTCATGTGGCATCAGGTGGCAGCCCTTCGGCTCGACAGGCATTCCTCTCGACATGCCTTGCGATCGCAAATTCGCTTTCGCTGTTTGATGTCGTCACCCCGGAGATGACATTCACCAGCGTGTGTTGCTCACACATCGATTGGCGGCGCTCTGCGGATCGAGGCCAGACGCTCATCGTCGTCGATCTCTGGTTTCAGCTCATCAGCGTTTCGGCTTCGACAGGCTTCTCCAACACTCAGCAGCCCGGCGAATCCAGTCAGCAGGCTCTCGGAAGTGTTCAAGCCCAGCAGCCGAGCACGAGCGTCACAAATTCAATTTCTGTCGGCGGAGTCGGCGGAAGTTCAATCTCCACGATTCCGGGAAGTTGAAAAATGCTGACCATCCCGCTCCAAGCAATTCCGAATCAAACTCTGCAATGCCAGATTAATGGGCAGAATTGCACGATCACGATCCAGCAATATGCCTATGGTCTTTTCTTCTCGCTTCAGGTCGGAACGACGTTGATCGTCAGCAGCGTCCCGTGCCTTAACCTCGTCTTCCTGGTGAGATTCGCCTATCTCGGCTTCATAGGAGATTTCGTCTTCGTCGACACGCAGGGAATCAGCAATCCGATCTATACTGCCCTCGGATCCCGCTGTCAGCTTGTCTATCTGACGCCTGCCGAGGTCGCGGAATATGCCGCCGTCGCAGCGGCGGCCTGAATGGGGCGCACATGACTTTCAGCTCAAAGCTCATCTCCATCCAGGTCCAACTGGCGCAAGGTTCCAACACGAGCCAGCCGAACACATTTGCCGAGAGCGGAACCGATACGACGATGCTTTCCGGATCGCGGACACAAGTCAGGATTGAGAACGCCAGCGCGCCGGGAATAAGCATCGCGCATGTCAAGATTTGGGGCTTGACCCCGAGCTTGATGAACCAACTTTCCGCGCTCGGGATCGCCTTCAATCAAGTGCCTGGGAATTTCATTACTATCACGGCCGGAGATGCGGTTTCTGGAATGTCCACGGTCTTTTCAGGGGTGATCCTGAACGCATACGGCGATTATCAGAACCAGCCAGACGTCCCGTTCTTGATCGAAGCGAATTCCACTCTAAGCCAAGCCGTCGGCGTCGCACAGGCTCCTTCGAGCTTTCCGGGGACGCAAAGCGCCGCAAACATCATGGCCGGGATCGCTGGCCAGATGGGGCTGACATTCGAGAACAACAGCGTCACCGCTCAACTCAGCAATGTTTATTTGAGCGGATCTTTGGCGACGCAAGCCGACAGGCTCGCAGATATGGCAAATTTCAAATGGGGGGTTTTCGGGAAAACGCTCGCCATCTGGCCACTCAACGGAAGCCGGAATAGTTCGAGCATTCCAACAATTTCCCCTGAGAACGGCATGATCGGCTATCCGGCCTTCGCCGCTTTTGGCATCGTCGTCAAAACGCTTTTCAATCCGCAGCTCTCCTATGGGAGCAAGGTTCAGGTAAATAGCAGCGTCATCGCCGGCATTGCCTCTGCTTCCGCGGGTAATCCGACGAGGCCGACGATCCCTTCGCAATTTACAATTCTCAAGGTCGACCACTCCCTCGATTCGCTTCTCCCAGGAGGAGATTGGATGACCACGATCCAAGGATGGACTCTCGGAAGTTCGACTTCGCCGCCTTCGCCTTCATAGGATTCCTTGATGACGACCACCACCGGCTACGGCCAGCAGTCACCTTATGACTCGACTTCTGAATTCTCGGTGGACTCGTTCATTGTGCGTCAGATGATGGCGCAACTCGACACGATGAAACCTTGCAAGGTGACTGCGGTTCATCCCGGAGCGGGTTCGCCGCCGATCGCCGGAACGGTCGATGTTCAGCTTCTCATCAGCCAAGTTGATGGCGCCGGCAACGTCGTCAAGCAAGGGATTGTCTACGGCATCCCGTACACCCGAGATCAGGGCGGCCCGTGGTCGATCGTGTGCGATCCGGGTGTTGGCGATTTCGGCTGGCTCAGTTCGGCTGATCGGGACATTTCGGCGCTGAAAAGCGCCGTCGCGCAGGGGCAATCTCCGACCAACGTCAACCCAGGCTCGAATCGAAAATATCACGTCTCCGATGCGGTCTACGTCGGCGGAGCTTTCAATCCGACAGTCACGAAGGCTTGGATCTGGTTGAAGGCCGACGGCACCCTCCAGATTCAGGATGAACTAGGAAATGTGGTACAAAGCTCATCCGCAGGGTTCGTTTTCACGCCGGTCAGCGGGGGTGTATTCAAGGTGAACGGGGCAATCGAAGCAACGGGCGATGTAATCGCGGGTCTCGGTTCTGCTCAGGTCAGCCTTCTGACCCACTTGCAGATGGACGGCGGCGGCGTCGGCCTTTCCGGGCCTCCAGAACCGGGGACATGATGCATGGACACGCTCATGCTCGACACCACGCTGGACGAGAACGGTTTGCCGGTGTGGGATTTAATGGTGGACGCGAATGGCAACATCGCCGTCGCGACTGGCGCGCTCGCGCTCGCGCAAGATGCCGCGTCGGCGATCAAGACTTTCCTCGGGGAATGTTATTGGGATACGACGGTCGGCGTTCCTTGGCTTCAGCAGATTCTCGGCCGGCCTGTCAGTCTCGCGCTTCTCAAGCAGCAACTTGTCGACGCCGCGCTGACCGTTCCTGGCGTCGCCTCGGCCGTCGTCTATATCTCGGGCTTCTCCAATCGATCCATTGCTGGGCAGGTGCAGGTCGTCTCGGCGACGACAGGACAGATCGGCGCCGCGAATTTCTCGGTGATTAATCCGCAGGGGACCGGCTGATGCCCGCAACGAATGTTCCGCCGATCATTTGGGGCTTGAATGGTCCGCAGGTTCCGTCCGGCCCTGCGATCCTCTCCGGGGTTCAGGCCGACATCACTGCGTCGTTCGGTCCGGCGCTCAATTTCAACCTCAATACGCCGCAGGGGCAGCTTTCCTCGAGCTGGGCGGCCGCCATCAGCAATGCCTACCAGCTCGTTTCGTATTACGCATTCCAGACCGATCCGGCTTATGCGCAAGGCCGCATGCAGGACGGCATCGCCGCCATTTACCAGATCACGCGCATCGCTGCGATCCCGACAACGATTCAGGTATCATGCCTCGGCTCTGCCGCTCCACTGCCGGCGGGGCCGACAAACTTCGCGACCGTTGTCGATCAAAACGGCAACATCTATCAAGCCACTTCGGCGGCCACTCTCCCGGTCGGCGGGGGCACAATCACGCTGTCCTTCGCCTGCCTAACACCGGGGCCTATTCCGATTCCGAGCGCTCTGACGATCTCGCCGGCGATCCCAGGATGGGATACTGCGACGGTCGTCGGCGGCAGCGTCGGCCAAAACACGGAAACATCTCAGCAGTTAGAGCTTCGACGCTCCAATTCCGTTTCGGGCAACGCCCAAAATCTCAACGACGCCATTCTCGGACTGATCCTCGGCGTCCCCGGCGTTCTGGATGCCTATGTCGTCGACAATCCGACATCCGGGCCGGTGACGATCGGCGGCGTGGTGATCCCGGCCAACACGATCTTTATCGCTGTCACCGGCGGCGCGGCGGCCGCCGTCGCTCAAGCGATTTGGTCGAAGAAGCCACCGGGCATTCCTCTTTACGCCGGGAACAACAGCCAGACCGTTGTAGATCCAAATCCGCGCTACGTTTCGAATCCGCCTCAATATACGATCACATGGCAGACGCCGGCCACGATCCAGGCTTATTTCGCGGTGGTCATCGCCAACAGTTCGCTCGTTCCGACAAACGCGACGACGCTCATTCAGCAGGCGATCATCACCGCCTTTCAAGGCGGCGTAGCGATCTTTACCGGTTCGATATCCGGCACAACGCTGAATGTCAGCGCAGTTGAGCAAGGCGCGCTGGCCGTCGGGCTTCTTCTCAACGGACCCGGCATCTCTCAAAGCACCGTCATCACGGCGCTTGGAACAGGCCAAGGCGGCATCGGCACTTATATCGTGTCCCAATCCCAGACCGTAGCTTCGACGGCGATCTCGGCCTCTCCGCAAACCAACACGCCGGTTCCCCCGCAGGCGCGCATCGGCTCGACGATATATGCAAACCAATATGGTGCTCTGATCGGCGCTCTCGGATCATGGGCAGCGGTGAAAAGCCTGTTGGTCGGGTTGAGTTCATTACCGACGGCCTATTTCGTCGGATACATCTCCGGCAACACGCTGACGGTTTTGGTCGCTTCGTCTGGAACGATTGCGGTCAATCAATTCTTGAACGGGCTCGATTCGGCCGCGTCGATTCCAGTCGGCACGATCATCGCGGCGTTTGGGAGTGGGTCTGGCGGTACTGGAACCTACACGCTCAACAACAGCCTCACTCTTGCCGGGGCTACCTTCACCGGGACTCGGAACACTGCGGGTCAGATCACGGCCAGCGCGGTGACTGGGATCATCAATATCGGCGACGTCATAGTAGGCACAGGAATTCCGGCCGGCGTCACCATCACGGGGCAGATCAGCGGCACAACCGGCGGCGCGGGAGTTTATTCGACCAGCGCGGATACGTCCGCTTCGAGCGCGTCAGTTACCTGCGGAGCGGCCATAACCGCGGCGGCGGCCAATCAGAATTATGTGGCGCTGGCCATCAACCAGGAACCGAACATTACAGCGGCGAGCATTTTGGTGAGCTTCGCATGAGCGGGCCTCCGTACCCACACCCGAATCCGGTAAGCGGATCTAATGCTATCGGCGTTTTCCAAATTGGAATTTCTCCGATCGGGACGATCTCGGCCTTTGACCCATGGCAGACCGTCATTAGCCAATATGCAAATTCACCAATCCTCGACATGCTGATCACCTGCTTCAACGCGGCGATCGATCTGACCGAAGATTTCGATGAATTTTTTGATACGATGTGGAATGTGATGACCGCCCAAGGCTACGGACTCGATGTCTGGGGGCGGATCGTCGGCGTGTCGCGAACGATCGAGGTTCCGGCCGGTTCCTATTTCGGTTTTGCGCAGGGAGATGCTTGGGTTGGATTTGGGCAGGGCACTCTTTATTCCGGCCAGGGCCAATCCGGAAATGCGGTCTCTCTCTCCGACTCGGCCTATCGTCTCCTGATCCTCGCTAAGGCGGCGACAAATATATGGGATGGTTCTATCCCTCAACTCAACCAGATCCTTCTCGGTCTTTTCGCCGGTCTCGGAAACTGCTATGTCAGGGACAACGGAAATTTGACGATGAGCTATGTCTTCGATTTCATTTTGACGCCGGTTCAGTTGGCGATCGTCGAGGCTGGGATTCTTCCTCGGCCGGCTGGCGTCGCGACCTCTATCGTTCAAGGAGTGATCCCATGATGAGCGTCATTCGTCGGATTGCAACGCTGGCCGCTTTCTTCTTGGCGACGGCCGCGCACGCGATGACGGCATCATCGATTCCGACGAAAGTTCCGACATATTGGGGAACAGGCGCTCAGGTCGGATACATCACGTGTCCGATACCGATTCCGTCTCAGATCAATATTTCTGCCGGCCGTGCATCTTGGACTGACGGATTCCCGCCGTTGACATTTACGCTCCAGACCGCAGGCGGAGTGCCGATTAACGGTCTAGACCTGAACGGCGCCCTCTGCCAACTCTCGCAATGGACGCGGTGGTCCAATGCAGGGGCTCCGGTCCCATATGATTCGGTCTTTCAGAGTGCGGTCGGCGGCTATCCTCAAGGCGCAATCATCGCGTCCAGCACGACTCCGCTGCTGTTTTGGCTAAGCGCGGTCGACAACAATAGTTCTAATCCGGATACCGGCGGGGCTGGATGGCAGGCGTTCGTGCCACTCGCGACGACGTCGCCGGTCTTTCAGGGGCGCCTCACGCTGGTTTCCGGGACGCCGGTCATGCTTTCGACCGTGGTCGGCCAGAGCGTCATCTATTATGCGCCGTTCAAGGGCAACCTCGTATCGATCTACAACGGCATCGACGTCATGCCCTACCAGTTCACTTCGGGGCCGACAGATCAGGTTGGACAAAGTCTGACCCTCGGATCGAGTTGGGCGGCAAACTCGGCGTTCGACGTGTTCGATACCATCATCGCCGGAAGTCCAGCGCTTTGCACTGTTGCGTGGTCGTCGCTAACGGCGCGCGCCACAACGCTTGCGCTTTATGATGGGTTTCGGACAAACGCTTCATCCGCGACATGCCAAACGTCGAATTCTTCATCGATTACCTTGCCTCAAAACCAAGGAACTTATCTCGGGAGCTTTTATACGGACGCGAACAGCGGGGAAGTAGATTTCAATTTTGGCGGCACGGCGTCTGGAGGGATGCCAGCAAGTCTCGGGATCTGGAATTATTATAACCAGAGCTATTTCACGGCTTTAATCGCCGATAGCGGAATCAGTTACTCATATTTTGGCGGCTATCGTGAGGCTCGCGGATCTTCAGGAAATCAAGCTTCGTTCATGATCGGCGCAGTCCAAAATTCGGTCACCGGAACATATGGGGCAATTGTCGAGGTCGGCTCAACAAGCACGTCATTTGCCGAGTTTGGGATAGGATTCAACGTGACGAATTCTTCGACGTGCCTGCCTTCAAATATAGGCACCAACGCCACCGCGCCGTATTCCAGCGGCTCGACGAATGTTTGCACCGCTTATCCAGCACTTGGGGTCAACGTAGCAGCTGCGGTCGAATCTGCTGGAGTTGCGGCGGGCACATTTAATTTTGCCGGCTTAAGCCAACTACGGATTTCTGTTTGGATGTAGGGAACTGCTAAATGACCGCATGGAAACGTTTCGTGATCTTGCGCGCCGTTGGCTTGGCGATGATGCTTGCGCCCAATTGCGCCATGGCCCAATCGGCTTGCCAATATATCGCCTATGGCGCGGTGCTGACCGCAGCGCAGTGGAATTCCTGCTTTACGGCGAAGCAGGACTATCTCGGCTTCACTCCGATTAACCCGGCCAATGTGATTGGCGTCGCGCCGGTCACCCTGACGCCATCCGGCGGAGACATTTACATCGGGCTGAATTACGGCGGCGGTCTCGGCTTGGTCGGCAGCGCGCTCGACCTTCTGCCGGCGCAGACCGCCACGCTCGGCGGCGTCTTCTCGGTCGTCAATCCGCCATCGCAGTATTCAACCGGGCCGAACCTATACAACTACGGTGGAGTGCCCGTTGAGGGGGGCAATGTCCAACCAAATTCCCCCTATCTCGGGCCTTACGTCGCGCCGGGCTTCAATGAGGTTCTCACCGGAATAAACTCTTCCGGCCAGCCGATCCCGCGCGGCCTGATGACGCTCTCGCAATCAGCCGACGGCCTGAGCATCCCAGGCTTCCCTTATGCGGACTTCCCGACCGGCGCTCTGTTTCCAGGGTTCGCGGAAATCGCGGAAGACGACACCGGCTACGGCCTTCCGACGCTTGCTTGGGTGGACGACTCCTTCAGCGTTCTCCCCAATACGCACACCTGGTTCGCGTACAACTCTCATGGAAATCTACGGTTCGCGACGAACGCCGACTCCTGGATAGGCACGACGCACGCCACCGGAGCTGCGGGCGTCACGGCGCTATCCATCTCCAGGGCTGGGATCGAGCCGACTGACGCCCTGTTCAACAGCGCTGTGACGATAAACCCGCGCGCGCCCTACGGGAACTTCCTGTTCAACGCTCTGCCCAATCCTAGCGCTTTCATCACACTCAACGGGACGCCGATTACCTTCGTGAGCGGGACGCCGCTCGCCAGCACGTCGCAGACCTGCTCGATCGCCGGCACGACGATGACCTGCCCTTCCGGGCCGGGCGCGATTGCAGCGGGACAAGTCCTGTCGAGCACGGGCGCCACGCCAATTGTGGTAGGCACCACGGTGGTCAGCGGGTCCGGCACATCGTGGGTTGTGTCGCAATCGCAGACGGTGGCAAGCGAGACCATCATCTTCTGCGGCTGTCAGGTCCAGATCGCGAGCAGCGCGCAATATACCGGCAGCATCGCGCCTGCGACCACCACGCTCAATGTGACGGTGGTCAACAACTTGATGACGCTGACCAGCGCCGCGCCGGGGCCGGTCGTCATTCGCGGCGTGCTCACCGGCAGCGCCATCATCCCGAATCCAAATGCCCCGAGTGCGCCCGTGCGCATCACCGGCCTTGTTTCCGGTGTGAGCGGTGCTGCTGGAAGCAAATATTCGCTGTCCGAAAATCAGAGCATCCCGACATCGGCAGTTGTTACTTTGAACTATGGGCTTCTGACGGTGACCGCCGATTCCGGCGTGATCGCTCTCGGGGATTCCGTAACCGATCAGACGGGGGACATCACTCCGAACACGTCGATGATGTTGGAAGGCACAGGGACGGGGGGCCTAGGCACATATTACGTCGATACATTGCAGACGGTGGCGAGCGAGCCGATGTTCTCGAACGGCACGCAGAGCACGTTGCAGAAGCTCATAGTGTTCTTGGACGCATCGCCGAAAGACGCGAATCTCGCCCAGGCGACCTATACCGACGACGGCAACAGATGGCTGTTCATCGATTATTACGAATCCGGCACTGCCGGAACGGCCTATACCACCGTGGCCGGAAGCGGGACCAATATGGTCGCGTCTGGCGCAAATCTCACATATGACGCGATCCCGTCGCTGGCCGTTTATGGTTCTCTTGGGGTGCTTACGAGCGGCGATGGAACCGGCGGCACGCTTACCGCTAAGACCGCGACTTTTTCCGGGATAATGACCGCGCTCGAAGTGAACGTTGGTGCTGGCGGCTTGCTGGCCAATGTGGTCGAAACCTACCTCGCCGGTACGCGGATCCAAAATATGGGAGCAACCTTTCCCAACCTGGAATTATACAATGGCGCCGCGACGGCGGGGGACCAGTACGCGACGACCGATCTCGATGACGCCGGGACCCTCCACATAGGAGCCGGCGCCTATGGCTCGGTCTCGGACTGGTTCAACATGACGCAGACGACCGGCACGCCGACGCAGATCAATGCGCTCGTGCCGATGGCCATAAATCTAACCGGCGCAACTTTGCCCGCCAAACAAACCGGCACGGTGCTTCAGATCGCCGGAGCAAACGGCGCTGCGATGCGCCTCGAACTGGACGGGTTCGGGACCGGGGCTGTGACCGGGGCCTCGCGCTATACATGCGTTCGAGCCGATGGCACGGGGGCGTCGCCAACAGCGGTGCAATCTGGCGACGAGATTTGTTCGCTCAATGCCTTTGCATATTATGGCGCCGGAACTTCCGCTGGGCCAGCGGCCGCGTTTCGCACATATGCTGCGCAGAACTGGGGCGCCGGAGCTTACGGAACCTACTCCGATATTGCCACGACGCCGATCGGCAGCACCACGCTTACATCATGGCTGCGCATCGAGAACGACGGAGGGATCGATTGCACGGGTGTCAGCGGCGGTGACAAAGGAGCGGGCTCGATCAACTGCGGCGCGATTTATGTCAACGGCGCCCCGGTCATCACGTCCGCGCCATATCTCCCGCTTGCCGGGGGCACGATGTCCGGTCCGATCGCCATGGGCGGCAACAACATCACGGGCATAGGGGCGCTATCGCTCTCCGGCCAAATCACCTCCACCGAAGCAACCGGCACGGCCCCGTTTGTCGTCGCCTCGACCACGCAAGTCGCCAATCTCAATGCGTCGCAATTGATCGGCGCGACTTGGGCATCGCCGGGTGCAATCGGCATCACCACGCCGAACACCGGAGCGTTCAGCACGCTAGCGGCCTTGTCCGCGACGATCACGCCGACACCGACAGTAACCCTCGTCACGGATCAGGCGCAGGCAACGGGTGGATCGAAGATTCTGGCGTTTGCCTCGGTGACCGGCACGGGTCTGACGCAGATTGTGTCAGGGACCAGCGTTCCGCTGGGCGATCAAGTCGCGGGCGGCGTCGGCACCGCGCAGAAGACGGAGGCCGCGAACGGCAGCTTTTCATCTGGACAGGCCGTCATTCCGATGGCCACCACAACTGGGTTCGCAGTTAGCCAGCAATGCACAGACACGACGAGCCCGACGACGATAGGCGCGGGCAACGTGATCCTGTCGATCCAGACCAACGTCTCGATCACGATGACCAGCAATGTCGCGGCGAACAGCGGGGGAGCGGCGGATTCCATCACGTGCGATCCGACCGTTACTCTGGCCATAGCGACGACCGCGGCAATAGGATCTGGAGCTTCAATCAGTTTTACCGCCAATCAAACGACCGTGTCGGCGGCTGCCGCCCTGGTCGATACTGGGGCGGCGAGCATCTACGGCGTCCTTAACGTCGGGGGCGCACTCTCGCTACCCGCTACGGCGAGCTTTACTGTCGGCACGCTCAACATCGCCGGCTCTCCCTTTATCCAGGCCTACGGAACAAACAACGCCTTCTTCGCCGGAGCGGGCAACTTCACGCTCACCGGCAGCATCGATCTCGGGATCGGCAACGGCGCGCTCGCAGCCCTCACCAGCGGGATAAACAACGTAGGAATTGGCAAGAACGCCTTGTTGTCGGATACCACTGGTGGCGACAATACAGCGGTCGGATATCTTGCGCTCGCCAATGTTATTTCATCGAGTTCAAATTCAGCATTTGGCTATGATGCCTTGGGCGCCGCGACGGGTGCCCAGAACGCAGCTTCCGGCACTCAAGCTCTGTCAAACGTGACAACGGGGGGCGCCAATACCGGGGTCGGCTACGACACGGGCCAAGGCATCACCACCGGCAATTACGACACCATCCTCGGCGCGATGATCAACCTCGGCGGCAATTTCACCGACGTGATCGCCATTGGAACTGGCGAAGGGACGATCCGGGCCGACTTCGGCAAGACTAACTCGGGCGATTGGACGCTGACCGGGGGCCTCGTGGTTCCTTCTCTCACCACGGCGGGCCTCGCCACGGTGACCTCGGCCGGCCTATTCGGCAGCGAGGCCAGCGCGACCGTTCCGCAAGGCGGTACCGGCCTTGCCACGCTCACCGCAAACACGATCTACAAGGGCAACGGTACCAGCGCGCTCGCCGCATCATCTCTCACTGACGATGGAACTACGGTAGCGACGGCTGAAAATGTCACTTTCTCCGGTTTGGCGACAAGCGGGACAATAGCCGGGGCGCTTTGCGCTACCTCAGCAGGATCGGTCCTTTACAAAACCGGTGGCTGCGGGCTTGGCACTGGATTCACAACCGCTGGAACAGGGCTTGCCGCGGCCGGGGCCACGATCAATTCCAACGGGGTTGCGTTCGTTTCGTTCCAGCCTGGCTTGATGACCGCCGTCTCGGGAAATATCGCCGGGTTTCATAAGTTCTCGAAAGCCTCCACCGTCGATAACATCGAAGGCTCTGCGCAGCAATTCAGTTGCACCGGCAATCCGACGATCACGATGTATGAATGTGGCACCAGCGCCACGTGCACAAGTCCTACGGCCATCGGCTCTGCCACCATAACGGCGGCTTCGACAAGGACTGACGGAACCATATCAAGCGCTTCCATCGCAGCAGGCGATTCGATTGCCTTCGCAATCACCGCTGGAACTTGCGTCACGCTCGATGCGAGCTTAACCGCACAAGTCCATTCGAACTAGCCGGCACAGGGGGGGGCTTTACAATTGCGGTTAGAACGCATATAGACGCATTGCGTTTCAACCGCAATGAAGGACCAAAGATGATGAAACACATTGTTGCAGGCGCCGTCGCGCTCTCGCTCGCCGGCCCCGCGATCGGGAAGGATCTCGTTCTCCCCACATGGGCATTACTGCATGGCATCCGCCATATGGAGATTACGTTCGGCCCGAACATGGAGAGGATGGACATCATGCCAGGCGGAAAACTTTGCGGACCCGCGACTGCTTATGACGAGAAGGGCAAGGTTCTTCTCGACATCAAAGCGGGCACCTGCTTCCCCGCTTCGGCGAAATGACGCGACCGCCGCTCTCTCAATAAGGAAACCTCTCCGATGAAAATCGCACCATTGCTCGGCGCATGCGTCGTCGCCGGCGTCGTCCTTGCGCCCGTTCCGAGTTTCGCTCAAACCGACGATAAGGCCGCTGGACCGCCCCCGACTGCGGTCGCGGATTCTTCCGCCGACAGCGGCGCCGTGACCGTGAAAATGTCCATCAACCAGGTCATCGGGCTTCAGAAGGCGATCTCCGGGCTCGACTCCTATACGGATACCGATGCGACCGGAAAGCCGGTGACCAAACG